AAAGCCAAAGGCCCTGACCAGGATGCATACAACGCGTTTCTAGCAGCCGGTGGCCAGACAAAGTGACGTGGGTCTACGTCGTCTTAGCCTTCAACGCTGGTTTTTTGGTTGCATCCATTTTCTGCGCTTCACGGCATCACAAATCGTAAGAGGTATTTAGACAATGGCTACAATCGGCCCCGTCACGCTTGACGCTGACGCTGAAGCGACGAGCTTCTCAATTCAGCAAGGCGAGCATGCATCAGTGCAGCTGCGGATCGCCTCGACGATCCTGATCAGTGCGACTGTTTCTATTAACGGAGACACGTCGTCAGCGTTCACACTGCCAGACGGCAACGCGGCCGCATGGTCTGCGAGCGATTGGGTACAGTTTACAGGACCAGGCACAGTGACCCTGACCGCGTCGGGGACGTCAGGCGGTTCGGCCGTCATTAACGGCACGATCTATCGCAACCGCGATCAATAATTCAACAATCTGGCGATCGCTTAATTTGAAAGGCACCGCTCGACCTAACAGCGCTCAAACCGCGAAGGGTTTCACATGGCAAATAAAATAGGGGAAAAGAATGGCCCCAAGCCGGGAAGGCCTAAAGGCTCACAAAACAAGACGACGGCTTTGCTGAAAGAGGCCATCCTCAAAGCAGCTGAATTGCACGGCGAAGACGGCAAGGGAAAGCAAAAGATAATCGGCTACATGAAGAAGCTGGCGTCTGAACAGCCTGTTGCGTTTGCCACTTTGCTTGGCAAGGTCCTGCCGCTTCAGATCGCAGGGACTGGCGACGATGGCGAGCCAACAACAATAGAAATTCGCTATGTCAGCCCTAAAGGTTGAGACGGCAGCGGTCTTTTCCCCGCTTCGAGAGCCAAGCCGATACAAGGCGGCACATGGTGGACGGGGCGGCGGCAAATCACATGACAGGGCGGAGGCGATTATCCTGCGCTGCTATGCCCAGCACACGCGCGTCGTCTGCATTCGTGAAGTCCAGAACTCGATCCGGGATTCAGTCCGCCAGCTTCTCATGGACAAGATCCAGAAGTTCGGCCTTGGCAAGTTCTTCGATGTCACAAACATCGAGATACGCGGGCGCAATGGTTCGCTAATCGTGTTTCGCGGGATGCAGGCTTATAACGCCGAGAATATCAAATCGCTGGAAGACTTCGACATTGCGTGGGTTGAGGAAGCCCAGACACTCAGCGAGAAATCCCTTCGCCTCCTTCGCCCGACCATCCGTAAGGAAGGCTCGGAAATATGGTTCACCTGGAACCCGCGTTATGAGAGCGACCCGGTGGATGAGTTCTTTCGCGGCGCTCATCCGCCGGACAACGCCATCATCCTGTCAGTCAGCATTGACGACAACCCGTGGGCCACAAGCGTCCTGCACAAAGAGCGCGACGACGATTACAAGCGCGACAAGGAAATGGCCCGGCATGTCTGGGGCGGGGATTATGAGATTGTTTCAGCGGGCGCTTACTATGCCCGCCTGATTGCGAAGGCCGACGAGGAAGGCCGTATCGGAGACTTTCCGCACAACCCCAAGATGCCCGTTCGAACGGCGTGGGACATTGGGGTGGATGATTACACGGCTGTCTGGTTCATCCAGGATGATGGCATTTTCCACACGGTGGTTGATTATTACGAGGTGAGCGGGCTTGGCGCTGAGGATGTGATCAGGCAGGCCTTGCCGGAACTGCTGCCAGACCTTCAGGAGCGCGTTGAGCAGCGCCTCTTACTCGATAGGGACAACGCGTTCCGCTATGCCTTGCACTACCTGCCGCACGATGTGGCTGTGAGAGAGTGGGGGGCGGGCGCAAAAACACGGGTTGAGACACTGTACGGTCTTGGCCTTAAGCCCATCCAGAAGGGCGCAGCACAGAAGCCTGAAGAGCGCATCAACGCCACACGCCTGCTTCTGCCGCACGTCAGGTTCAACCGCACCAGCCGCGTAATGCTCGGCGTCAACAGGCTCCGGCGCTACACCAAGCGGCTTAACGAGCAGATGAACGTCTACATGGGGCCGCTGCATGACGAGAACTCGCACGGCGCTGACGCTTTCGCAGAATACGCGGTTAACCGGGCCAAGTTCATCCAGCCGGAAGTCGTGAGAAAACCCAAGCAGCCTGTCGGCACGGTCCTCCTGCAAGGCCCACCCAAGACAGCAACCAAGACGAGGCTTAAAGTTTGAAAAATTGTGGCTTCAGCACATGGCCAGACCGGCTGGGAAAACACATCAGATTTGTTAGCCCGGTTTTCTTTGTGCCAATAGATTACGAGAGAATGTCACTTTGAGCGAAGATCATGGCAACGTGAACCAGGTAGACGGCGAGGCGGGCAAGATGTCAGCCACGAGCGCGAAGCCGTGGTGTGACATGCTGAAAGACGCAGAGAAGGCGTTCGCGACATGGCAGGAGAAGTGCGACAACATCTCCAAGCTCTATGCTGACCTTAAGTCGATGGCGGCTGATAACCGCGAACGTGAGATGGCGCTGTTCTGGGCCAATGTTGAAGTGCTCAAGCCTACGATCTATGCGCGCTCCCCCTTGCCTGTTGTGGTGTCCCGGTTCTCTGATCGCAAGCCTGTGCCACGCGCCGCGTCTGAACTGATTGAACGCTGCCTGACGAGTTCGTTTGACCTTCAGGACGTGCATTCAACCATGCTGGGTGTGCGCGATGATTTGAGCCTGTTTGCGCGCGGTGCTGCGTGGATACGGTACAAGACCGAGGGCAAGGTCGTTGAACCTGACCCGAACACAGAGGTCGATGATGACTATGCCAAGGACGCCAGGGGCGAGACGGAAGAGTCCGGGCAGGTCGAAGGGTTTGAGGAATACAATTGCTACGACCACGTGAACCGCAAGGACTTTGTTCACGAGCCTGCGCGCGAATGGAAGGAGGTGGGCTGGGTTGCCCGTCGTTCGTATCTGACGGCCAAGCAGGGCAAGACGCGGTTCAAGGAAAAGTGGGCCAATATCGAGTACAAGCAGGACAGCGCCGACACGTCAGAAGGATACAAGGTTGAGAAGAAGGCCGAAGTCTGGGAAATATGGTCAAAGGATGAAGAGACCGTTGTGTGGGTTCATCCACATTGCGATGATGTCCTTGACCAGCGCGAACCATGGCTTGACCTTGACGGTTTTTTCCCTTGCCCGCGACCTGTCTATGGCACATGCCAGCCTGAAAGCCTGATCCCTGTCCCGGATTTCCTGTTCTACAAGGACCAGGTTGAAGAGGTGAACGAATACACCGCGCGCATGTCGGCACTGGCTGAGGCGTTGCGGCTGAAGGGCTTCTACTCTGGTGGTTCGGAGGATGTTTCAGACGCCATCGAGACGGCCCTGAAAAGCACGGACAACGCCGCAACACTGATCCCTGTGCCGCAGTCGGCCGCATTGGGGCAGGGACTAAAGGACGCGATTGTCTGGATACCCCTGGAGGCGGTGGCCAATACGATCACGGCCCTGATCATGCTTCGCAAGCAGGTCATTGAGGACATTTACCAGATTAGCGGCATCTCCGACATCATGCGGGGGGAGACGCAGGCCAGCGAGACGCTTGGCGCGCAGGAGCTGAAAAGCCAGTACGGTTCGGTCCGGGTCAAGTCACGCCAGAACGAGATGATCCGCATGGCAGACGACCTGATGAAGATATCGGGTGAAATCATGGCGGAGAACTTCCAGCCAGAGACCCTGATGGCGATGGGACAGATGGACAAGATTGTCCCGCAGGCGCAGATTCAACAAGTTGAGATGATGAAACAACAGGCTGCGGCAATGGCCCAGCAGGCCCAGGTGCAACAGCAGCAGCCACAGGGTGGTCCGCCTCAGCCGGGAATGCCCCCACAGGCCCCGCCCCAGCAGCCACAGATGCCGCCTATCCCTGAACTGCCCCGCGATGCGGTCGCGCTGGAAGAGGTCATGGGTCTTCTGCGTAACCAGAAGATGCGCCCGTTCGTATTGCGCACCGCATCGGATTCCACAATCCAGCCCAACGAGGACAAGGAAAAGCAGCTTCGCAACGAGTATGCCGCAGCGGTTGGCACATTGCTCACGCAGGCGGGTCCGATTGTTCAGGCCGCACCGGAAGCGGGTGTGCTTGTCGGGCGCATTCTCCAGTTTGTGACGGGTGCATACCGCGCCGGCCGTGAACTGGAAGGCGACATTGACGAGTTTGTCGAGAAGGCGAGCGAGGCAGCAAAGAACCCGCAGCCTCCGCCACCTGACCCTGCGATGATGAAGGCCGAATCTGACGCCAAGGCGAAGGAAATGGACGGCCAGATGAAGATGCAACAGGCGCAGGCGAAAGCCGCTGCTGATGCTCAGAAGGCGCAGTCTGATGGCCAGCTCGCCATGTTGCAAGGTCAGATGAAGCAGCAGGAAGCCGGGTTCAAGATGCAGGAGCTTCAGATGAAGGCCCAGCACGACGAGCGCATGGCGGCAATGGATGAGCGCCTGAAGGCAATGGACATCACCTTGGCGGAACTTCGGATCACTGAGGCCCGCAGCAAACCCAAACCGAACGGAAACGGAGCAAGCGCATGAACGATGAAATCGAGGCCGTCGAAGAGTTCGACGAAGACGCTGTAACGCCGATAGAGGACGTGAATGCTGAGGCTGTGTTGCCTGTGGCGCTGGTGTTCCGCTGCGGCCTCAGCCTGTCAGGTATGAACGTGCTGATCGATGACATTGAGCGCACCCGGCATGGTCGCCCTGACTATCCGTGGAGCGAGGAATTGCGCGCACAGATGTTGATTGAAGCGACCGAGGCCAAGAGCGTGACCGAGGTAGGTCATGTGATTGCGGAGATTGCCCGCAAGGCGCGCGGTGGAGATGGTCTTGCCTAGGGAGCGCCTCTGTAAAGTTTGCCGGGGCTGGCATGAAGTCGATGCCTGGCCTCATAATTGTATGCCTGCGCGCAACTGGAACCGTTCGGACCTGTCCGCCCCCATGGTCATACGTGACAATATGGATGCGGTTGTGTCCATGCTTGACGGCAAGCCCTACGAATCCAAGTCCGCCCTTCGCCAGACCTATAGGGCCGCTGGCGTCGTGGAAGTTGGCGACGACAAGTCAGTGGCCAGCCCGGAGCATATCAAACCCCGCGCTGCGAGCGTGTTGAAAGAGACCAAGGCGGCCCGGCGCAAGGCTGTCGAGAAGACGGTTGGCAAGGCGATGAGCCGCGCTGGCCTTGGCGCATAAGACGATCCCTCAGACGGAGACCCATGAAATGCAGATCGAAGAAACGGGCGGCGAAGTCGCTTCCGAACCCCTTGCCACACCTGAAACCGATGCACCGTCTGGCGGCCCCAGCCTGTCTGATGCGCTTGATAGTGCCTTTGACAAGGCGTTTGCCGAAGATGACGACGAACAGGCCTCAGAAACGCCAGCGGAGGCCACTGGACGCGAGCGCGACGAAAACGGGCGCTTTGCTGCCAAGAAGGAAAACGACGCTGTAGAGGGCGAAGAGAAGCCCGAAGGCGAGGACAAGCCGGAAGCCAGCCCGTTCGCTGAACCACCCGCGCGCCTGTCGCCGGCTGCAAAGGAAGAATGGGCCAAGGTGCCTGACGCGGTAAAGGCGGACGTGAACCGCGCATTTGATGAGATGACGCAGGGGATCGAGAAGTACCGTAATGACGCAACGCAGTGGCAGGAGCTGGGCGAGTTCCACCAGATGGCGCAGCAGTATGGCGTGACGGTCAAGGACACGCTGGCGAACTATGTCGCGGCAGACCAGTTGCTGGGCAAGGATATCATTGCAGGCCTTGAGAGCATCGTCTCGAATTACGATTACACGCTGGAAGACATTGCCGCGCATGTGCTGGGTCAGGAGCCGCGCGATACAGGCGGCGACCCGCGCCAGATCAACGAACTGAAAGAGCATATCAACCGGCTTGAGCAGCAGCTCACCGGCGTGACCACGAACATCCAGCAGCAGCATTCGTCTGCTATCCAGTCAATGACCGAGAAGTTTGCATCAGAACATCCTCGGTTCGAAGAATTGCAAGACCAGATTGTGGACGTGATCCGCACTGGCTTTGCCAAGGGGGATTCCCCGGAGGCTCGGCTTGCCGATGCGTATGACAAAGTGAGTCGGCTCAACCCCGCTCCCGTCACTCCGAAAATCCCCACCCCTGCCAAGTCGGCTCAAACCCAGATTGGCAATCTCTCAGTAACTGGCGCACCAGGATCAGGCTCAAACCCTGCGAACCGCAAGCCAGCTTCCTCGGCCAGCGAAGCATTAGACCGCGCGTTTGATGCAGTTGGCTATTAGCAACCCATCCAGCTAGGGAGGCCTAAATGGCTCTCAATCCCAATGAAAGGCTACAGGAAGCCTTTTCGCTGGCGTTGGAAGATCGCAGTTCCGGGTATGCGGACCTGATCTCCAACTCCAACGCCATCCTGTACACGATGAAGCAGCGCAACCAGTTCAAGTCGTTCTCCGGTCCGACGATCCGTGAGCGCCTGCTTTACAATGAGTCTGGTTCCTACACCCGCTACAGTGGCTACCAGTACCTTAACCCGACGCCGGCCGAACTGTTCAACGATGCGGAATTTACCGCAAAGCAGGCAGCGGTTTCCGTGACGCTCTCCGGCGAGGACATCCTGAAAAACTCAGGCAAGGCCCAGCTCAAGAACATCATGGAAGAGCATATCATGGCGGCTGAGACGGAGTTGCAGGACCGCTTTGTGGAAGACCTCCACTCTGACGGCACCGCAGCCAACCAGATCGGCGGTCTCCAGCTTGTCCTGCCTACGACCGTGAACAGCGGCACGTATGGTGGTATCAGCCGGGCCGATAATGCCATCTGGCGCACGACCACCTATGATGCCCACTCCTACTTCAGCGGCATCACGCAGGTTACGGCCAGCACCGTGAAAACGATCTTTGATAATATCATGATCGAGCGTTCACGTGGCAACAAGGGACCAAACCTGATCTGCGCCGCACAGGAGCACTATGTGGCCTACACGGGTGCGCTCACGGCGATCCAACGGATCAATGACGAGAATGCCCTAGGCAAGCTGGGCTTCACGGCCCTGAAATACTACGGCGGCGGCAAGTCCGTGGACGTAGTGCTTGAGGGCGGTATTGGATCGGCCATGCCGTCCAACACGACCTACTTCATCGACACGAGTGCGCTGAAGTTCCGCTACCACGCGGATCGCAATTTCGTGAAGTTTGGCGGTAAGCAGATGCCCATCAACCAGGATGCCATGGTCCAGCATATCGGATTCTACGGCAACCTGACGATGAACAACCCGCTTCATATGGCCAAGCTCTATGACTCAACACCTGGCTCGTAAGGAGGGCTGAACAATGACTTTTACACCTTCTGAAAACGGCCTTCTTGGCCAAGCCATTGCCGAGACCAGCACGACTGAGAAAGTCCGTGTTGGCACCCGGTTCAAGTGCCATGACGCCACCTATGGTGAAGGCGAGTTCATTTACCTGAAAGGCGTGGCTTCCACGGCAATCGGGTCGTGGGTCACCTTCAACGCTGATGACAGTTCGACGGCGCTTCTGGCTGCGAATGCCATTGGCCCGGTTGCGGTGTCCATGTCTGCCAACGTGGCCAGCCAATATGGCTGGTATCAGATTTACGGTAAGGCCGTGGGTCTGGCGCTGGCCAGCTATGCGGATAATGGCCTTGTCTTTGCCACGGCGACAGCAGGCAGCATCGATGACGCTGTTGTGTCTGGTGACCGCGTGAAGAACGCCAAGGGCGCGTCTGCGGTGGATACGCCATCGACCGGCTTTGCTGAGTTCGAGATCCAGTATCCATTCATGGATGACGGAACGGCTGCTTAAGCCTCTTGGGGGCGGGTTCGCGCCCGCCCCCATTTTCCTGTTCACATTCCCTCAGACGGAGACCCCCGATGGAAGATACACGCCACCTGCATATTGAGTTCTTCAACGATGTCGTTGAGGACCATGAAGCCACCCGCGAAGCCAAATACCCGAAATTCAAGGATGTTGTCCTGTGCAAGGTCCAGTTCGTCGGAGACCCCAAGCAAGTGCTGGTCAATCCTGCCGAAGCGATGACATACGACCCTGATCTTGGTCGCCATTGCACCTATGCGGAAAAGTTCCCGCGCCATTACCAGGCATTCATCGAAAACCGTGAGCAGGTTGTTGACGGCACACCGATTGCTGAACTTCCGGGCATCACGGCTTCGAAGGTTGCGGAACTGAAGGGCCAGAAGGTCCACACGATTGAATCTCTTGCCCAGCTTGAAGGCACCAACCTTTCCCGGCTTGGCATGGGAGCGCGCGACCTCAAGAACCAGGCGCAGGCGTGGATTGACGCAGCCAAGACCGGCGTTAGCGGTTCGCAACTGGCAGAGGCCAACAAGGCCATGCAGAAGCAGATTGACGAACTGAAGGCGCTGCTAGCCGGGAACAAGCCTGCCAATGAACCCAAGGCGGCTGAAACTGTCGAGAGTGGCGAGTTCGCCGGCATGGACGCCAAGGCGCTCCGATCTCACATCAAGGACATCACAGGAAGCCATGTGAAGGGCCAGCCTGCGCTTGCGACACTGGTTGCAATGGCTGAAGAGCTTGCATCGGCACCTGCTGCATGACCGTCCTTTCTGCCATTCAGGACGCCTGCACGATCGGTATCGCGCTGGACAAGCCTAGCAGCGTGTTCGGCTCGTCCACGCGTGAACTGGTTGAACTTGCGTCTATAGCGCAGGAGATGGCGGAAATGATTGCCATGTCCCATGAGTGGGAGAAGTTCAACACGCTCGCCACGATAACGGGAGACGGCACGACAGAAGACTTTGACCTGCCCAGCGATTATGATCGGATGCTGACCAAGAGCCAGCTCTGGTCATCGTCACTGGAAACACCGCTTTCCCCGATATCAGACCGTGACAAGTGGCTGGAACTGGACATCAAGAGCTTTGATTTCGTGGTCAATGCGTGGATCAAGTATGGTGACCAGATCCACATCAAGCCTGCGCTCGCCTCTGCGGTGACGGCCAAGTATTGGTATCAGTCCGACAAGATCGTGGTGGCGACGGACGGGACGACCACCAAGGCAGGGTTCACGTCTGACACAGACGTATTCCGCCTTGATGAGCGCCTGCTCAAGCTGGGCGTGATCTGGAAGTGGCGCGAAATGAAGGGCCTTGCTTATGCTGAGGACCTGTCCACCTATGAGCGCCTACTGGCCAAGCGCATCAATTCCGACAAGGGCAGCCGCATGATCCGCATGGGCCGCGCCCGTGTGCCGTCTGATGCCAAAGTTGCCTACCCGCAGAGTATCACCGGATGAGAATGGCACTCCAGCCTTCTGGACGCCGCGCAATACGGCAGGAGCCCAGCGCGGCGCGTTCTTACACGTTCATTGCGCCCGTGCGCGGCCTCGTGACCAACCGCAACCTGTCGAATGCCCCAAAGGAATCGGCGTTCCTGCTAGATAACTGGTTCCCGACACAGACCGGCGTGAGGCTACGCGGCGGAACCAGCCTGTTTGCCACGATTGGCACGGGTCCGGTCCTGTCCATGTGGACCTATGTGTCCGGCAATGTTGAAAAGCTGTTTGCGGCTGATGCGGCCAACGTCTTCAACATCACGGCCCCGGCTGATGCGACGGTTGCGCCAACGGCTGATATTACCAGCCTGAATGGCGGTTACTGGACGTTCGTGCAGTTCGAGACCAGTGGCGGGGATTTCCTTGTCGGCGTCAACGGGCAGGACACGCCGCGCCAGTATGACGGCACAACATGGTCGTCCAGCACAATCAACGGCTCTGGCCTTACGGCTTCCAATCTCAGCCAAGTCTGCGCGTTCAAGTCGCGGCTCTTCTTTGTCGAAGATGGCACGATGAAATTCTGGTATTTGCCAGTGGATTCAATTACCGGGACGGCAACCGCGTTCACGCTGGCGGGTGTGTTCAACAAGGGCGGTTCGCTTCTCTTCTGTGCCACATGGTCGCTTGATGCAGGTGACGGGGTAGACGACCTGTTCGTGGTGGTCTCGACGCTGGGTGAGGTGGCGGTCTACCAGGGCACTGATCCAAGCTCCAATTTCCAGATCGTCGGCGTTTATGAGATCAGCACACCTCTGGGCAAGGACGCGCATGTCCGGGCCGGTGGTGACCTGATGGTGGCAACGGTTGAAGGCATTGTCCCTATCTCGGTGGCCATCACCAAGGATGCCGCTGCGCTCTCGCTGAGCGCCGTCACACGCGAGATTGAACCAACATGGGTAGATGAGGTGCGCGACCGGGGAACGCTGCCGTGGACGCTCCTGAAGTATCCTCAGCGCAATATGCTGGTTGTGGGTATGCCCAGCCCCGGTGCAGGCGTGGAAAAGCGGTCATTCGTGGCAAACCTGGAGACGGGCGCGTGGTGCCGGTTCACAGGCGACACGTGGGACGTTCGCTCGCAGGCTGTGCTTGAAGGCGTCCATTATGTCGGCGGGGCTGATGGCAAGGTCTATATCACCGAGAGTGGCGGCAACGACAACGGGTCGAGTTATACCAGTGTCTGCGTCTGGCATTTCCAGCATATCGGTTCGCAGGGTCCAACCAAGAGTTTCAACCTCGCAAGGGCGACATTCCGGGCAACGCGGGCTTTTGTGGCCAAGGTGTCCGGCTCCGTCAATTACACGATCAGCCTGCCGTCTGCGCCGTCATCGGTGGCGGATTCGACCGAGGACGCGTGGGACGAAGGATTGTGGGATTCGGCTGTCTGGGACGGCACGGGAACGCAACTTGTGACCAGCCGGTGGACAGCAATTTCCAGGGCCGGGTACGTGTTCGCCCCTCAAATCCAGATCACCACGGGCGTGACCCCCAAGCCTGATGCAGAAATCATGAGCGTGGACCTGATGTATGAGACTGGCGGAGTGGTGGTGTGAGACTGCTTTATGGTGACGACAAGGCTGTATGCCGGTTCGTTGGCCTGCTGATAAATGAGCAGTTCGACAAGGCGCGCGGCATTGGGGTCATGGACGATGCGGGCAAGCTGGTGGCGGGCTGGGTCTGGCACAACTGGTCACCTGAAGCGCGGGTGATGGAGTTTTCCGGCGCAAGCACGACACCCAAATGGATGACGCGGGCGATCCTGCATGACATCTTCGCTTACGCCTTTGACCAGATGCAATGCCAGATGATTGTGACGCGCAACAGCGCAGACAATATCCGCCTGCACCGCCAGTTGAGGCGGTTTGGGTTTGATCGTTTCGATATCCCCCGCCTGTTCGGACGCATCGAGGATGGTGTGGTCTGGACCCTGACCGAAGAGCAATGGCGCTCCGGCGATTTCTACATTGGAGAGACACATGGGCAAGAAGTCCGCCCCCAAAGCGCCTGATCCGGTCCAGACGGCATCAGCACAGACCGGGACCGATGTGGCAACGGCCTTGGCCAATACGGCTATGCAGCAAGTCAACCAGGTTGGCCCTGATGGCTCACTGACTTATAGCCAGAACGGCACATACGGGTTTACTGACCCGTCCAGTGGCAAGAGCTACCAGTTGCCACAATACACAGCAACGACATCGCTTAGCCCGGAAGCGCAGAAGATCCGCGACCAGACCAATGCGGCTGACTACAACATGGCCAAGCTCGGCGCGGACCAGTCGGCTCGCGCTGGTGACCTGCTGTCCAGCCCGTTCGATATGGGAAGCCTTCCACAAGGCGCAGATCGCAGCGGGTCAGGACCAGCGCAGTATGGTGCAAGCCTGAATGCCCCGGAATACTCGCAGTCCGGCACGGCGTTGCCCGGACTGGCGACGGGATACCAGAACGATTTCGGCGCGCAAAAGAAGGAAGTTGTAGACGCCCTCATGGGCGGAATCAACGAGCAGCGCGACCGCGACATGGAAGGGCTTCGCACCCAGCTCGCCAATCAGGGTGTTGGGATCGGGACAGAGCAGTATTCAAGGGCAGTGGATGACTTCAACCGCTCGCAGGACGCAGCCCGGACGCAGGCGCTTCTTGCCGGTGGTCAGGAACAGTCGCGCCTTGCTGGTCTGTCACGGGATAAAGCGACGTTCGGCAACAGTGCCAAGTCTGCTCTCTACAGCATGGGCGAGGACCAGCGCAGGTAAGGGGATGCGCAGAAGACGCAATCCTTTGCTGACCGGCAATCCATTCAGGGCCGGGATGACAATAACGCCAACAACCAGTTCAACCAGCAGCAGGCCATTTTTGACGCGCAGGACAATGCGCGCACCCGTTCCATGCAGGAACAGTTTGCGATGCGCAACCAGCCGATCAACGAGATTACGGCGCTCCTGTCCGGCTCACAGGTCGGGACGCCACAGTTCAATATGGCCACACCGTCCACGATCCCGACAACGGACATCGCAGGCATTACCCAGCAGGGCTATGCGAACCAGATGGCGGCTTATCAGGCTAAGCAGGCGCAACAACAGGCGACGATGGGTGGACTGTTTGGCCTTGGCGCGTCCGCTTTAACGGGCGGTATGTTCGGCGCTGGCGGTATGTTTGGCAAAGCTGCGGCAGGAGGCTGATATGGGCTACCAAGGCTATCAGGGCGTCGGTGCCAAGGCCGATATCGCACGTCTGTTGCAACAGCAACAGGCGGCAATGGCGAATGGCGTGGCCATGCCGGGCACCATCCAGCAGAAGGTTGGGCCGTCCGCTGGATCTCCGTCTATCCCGATGGATGGCGGCGGGTCTATGCGGGGCCTCGACCAAGCCCAGCAGGGCGCTTCCGGCACTCGCAGGGTCGCTGACATGCTGACCGAACGTGCGCTAGGGCGCAATGCAACGACGATTGGGGCGGGGATTGGCCAGCTTGGAGAGGCTTGGCTCGCTGGCCGCGCCAACAAGAAAGCCGACGCTGCCGATGCCAAATATGCAGACGTGAAAGCCGCCCTGATGAAAGCTGCCGGACAAGGCAATATGGAAGCCCTGTTCCAACTCGATCCGACAGCCGCCATTGCGCAGAAGAATGCAGACCGCTCGTTCAATTACACGCAGGGTCAGGACGTTCTCGCCAACCAGCGGGCCGACAAAGGCATTGGCCTGCAAGAGCGTGGGCTTGGCATCCAGCAACAGGGTGTTAATTTGCAGGGGCGGCAACTGAATCAAAATGCTGACCAGTTCGGCCAGACTATGGCCCAGCGCGGCAAGTTCCATGGTGACGAGATGGCGCTTGGTCAGGCGAAGCTGAATGCAGACAGGGCGGCTGCGCAGGCCAAGGCCGATGCTGATGCAAAAGATGCCGCCGGATATAGGTTTGCCACGCCGGAAGAGGTTGCTGCCGCTGGGCTACCTGAAGGAACTGTGGCGCAGATTTCACCGAAGAACCAGATGTCCATTACAAAAGACGCGCCGGGGGCACCCAAGCCGTTGATCAGCGCTGAAAGCATGCCGCGCGTTGTCGCCAACCTGCCCAACATGAAGAACGCAGTAGCTGAACTAAAGGACTTGATGGGAAATCGCGGGACAGATGCGCCGAAGTCTGAGAGGGGACGATATTCTCCCGGACAGGACTGGGGCGCAGCAGCTATTGATGCAATTCCCGATTTTGGCCTGTTGCACCGATTGCCAAAGCGGTGGGCGGCCAAGATTACCAGAGATTTAACGCTGCATTTAAGACGTTTTCCGGCGCCATCCTACCTATTCTGTCGGGCGCTGCTGTTAGCCCTTCTGAAAAGGAAAATATCCTGGCCGCTATTGAGGTCAGGGTTGGGGATAGTGGTCCTGTGGCGCAGTCGAAATTACAGCAAATGGACAACATGACCATCGGACTTGAGGCCGCCGCGCGGGGTGACACCGCCACGTTTGAGCGGATGCTTGACGAAACCGCCGCTTACGGAGCCTCGCTTAAAGAGCAATCACCCGCTGGCGGCAATCAACCGCCTGACGCGGCGATCCAGATGCTCCAAGGCGATCCATCCTTGGCGGAAGCATTTGACGCCAAATACGGCCAAGGCGCTGCGGCGCGCGTTCTGGGACAGTAAACATGCAAAACCCGTTCGACCAGTTTGACCAAGCGGCACCATCGGGCAACCCGTTCGACCAGTTTGACGGTCCGACGCAGGCAAGCCGTCCGCCACAAGTGGACGCCTACCAGCCCGGCAAGGCATGGAACGAGCAGCCATTTAGCTATCGCACACAATGGGAGAACAAGGCCGAAGATGAGCTTTCTGGCAAGGGAAGCGGGCT